CCAACTATACATATGAACAAGCATGAACTTGTACAAGGGTATAAAGTTGTTGAAGAAATTAAAGCAGTAACTGGTAAAGACAAAGTAGTAGTGTTCCAACCATTTGGTCGTACAGCCGAAAATATGGGTGACTTTGTAATTGACGGAACTTCAAGAAGTTTTCACTTAAATGATGTTATACGTGTTTGTAAAGACTTACGTGATGATTATGCTGTAATTGTAATGAGTGAATTTCCTGTAACTATTGAAGAAAAGCCAACAGTTCCTATTGCTGTTCCACAGATTCCAGATGTAAGAGTTTGGTCTAGTGTAATTCAAATTGCTGATCACTTTATTGGATGTGATAGTTTAGGACAACATATGGCAAAAGCATTAGGTACTACATGTACTAGTGTTATTGGTAGTACATATCCTATTAATATTTCTTATCCAGACTCACCAGATTTTGATATTATTGATTTAGGTGAAGGCAAACGTAAGTTTAGTCCTATTAGACTTACTATGGAAGATGAAATCGAAAGATTTAATGACGAAGTTATGGAGTTAAATGATGAAAGTTTTAAAAAGATTATTTCAAGTGCTCGCAAGCGTTTGGGTAAGCCGAGAAGTTACAGCGGAAACTACAAACCGCAACAAGAGCAAGGGGAGGTCTGCCCAACTCATGGAGTAGTACATTCAGACGGAGTAACACATGCTAAACAACCTGCTCAAATATTAGGAAGAACAGGAAAATAAATTGGCTGAAGAATTTGATCATAGAGCTTTAGATGCTAGAATGGAACACGAGTGGCAAAAGAATGTTAAGCCGCAAGTAAAAGCCTCGCAAAGTTTAGAGACTTGGGTCATTACAGATAACTTTTACCCCGGATGGAAAAGGTTTGAAAAGTTATTTGACGATACAATATACGATACTAAAAAAGATAAACTTATGCCTTATGTATTTTATACACAAGGTGAAATGAATTACCCAGATACAGTTGATCCTGAACTAGACTTTCAAGAATTTATTAAAAAATGTTTACTTCAAAGTAGTTTACCGATTACTATGGGTAAATGTTTAAAAGCATGGGGATTAAAATATCCTCCGGGTTCGTACAGTGGTATGCATTGTCATCAACCAGGCAAACAATTATCGGTTGTAATGTTTTTAGACGATGTAGAAACAACAGAACTATATCCATTAGCAGGATCACTAGTTACACTACAGCCGTTTGAACATGACATTAATCACGTTCGTATAAAACCAACGCCGGGTGGTGTTGTTATTATGGACGGAAGAGTATTTCACGGAACATATCCTACATTAAATGATCGTAGAGTATTTGTTGCTGATTTTGAATACGAAACATTTGAAACATTATCAACTCAAGCAGGTACATCTTTAATGTATCAACAAACAACTTTACCTATGCCAAATCAGAACGATCTTGACTGATTTTATAGGTACATATAGTATAACAACTTATTAAGGAAGAAAACGTATGACACAGTGGATTGGCGCAATCACAAGAGGACACAATGGAGGAGCAGTTCTCCTTAAAGATGGCGAAATTGTTTTTGCTATTGAAGAAGAACGCTTAACACGTAAAAAGTATGATGGCGGACCTCTTGCCGCAATGATCAAATTTTTAGAATATACAGATAAATTAGATTATCTAGTAGTAGCACATACACAACCTTTAGCAGATTCAAGTAGAATTGACTTTAGTGGCGGAGATATGTACACTGGACTAGCAAGAAAGTTAGGACTTATTGATAGAGCGGAAAATGCTTTTGGTTCAAACTTTGATCATAGACAAGTAATTGACCTAAGTCATATACATCACAAGTTACATGCTAGTTGTGCGTTTTATAGATCAGGATTTGAAAGTGCTACAGCAGTAATTGTAGACGGTGCTGGTACATTTATTCCGATGAATATTAATGCTGGTCAGTTCCAAGAAGAATTTATGACTTGGGAATGTGAAACTATTTTTAATTGTTCATATCCTGATAACTTTAAAACTGTATTCAAACATCAAGGCGGCAACGGTCCTTTCCCAGGAGCAAAAGTTGATTATATTCCTTCTGAAAGAGAAGGTGAAGAAGGATATCACCAATTAATTTTAGATGATACTGCTGGCATTGTTAAAGCATACGAAGCAGTAACACAATACTGTGGATTTCAACCAATTGAAGCAGGTAAAACTATGGGATTAGCACCTTACGGAAAGCCTAACCCTAATGTACCTCAAATTTATACTAACGGTGGCGGCGGCAAATGGACTAGCAGTGATAGAAATGTAATTGTACCTACATATCCTAATGCGGCTGTGGTAAACGAAAGCAAATATGAGTTTTTAGAAACGTCTGAAGACTTACATGACAGTAATGTTGATCTTACAACATTAGAAAATCGAAGAGATTTAGCATATGCTGTACAAGCAGGATCCCAACAACAAGTTTTAGACTTAATTTTTCAATCTGTAGAAACTACAGGTAATAAAAATGTTGTACTTAGCGGAGGATACGCATTAAATTGTGTTGCTAACTATTGGTATTTAGATAAATTGGCTAAAGAAGGTATTAATTTATATGTAGAGCCTGTTTCAAGTGACGCAGGTACAGCAATTGGTGCCGCTTTGTTAGTTTATCATCAAACAACTAAAGATAAAAAAGTAAGAGATTACGCAGAAACTATTTACGAAGGATTTAGTTATACATATACTGACAAAGAGATTAATGATACTGCTGAGAAGTATAATGCTACAGTAGTTGATTGTCCTACTAACGATAAAGTTATAGAACTTATTAAAAACAATACTATTGTAACTATGTTTCAAGGACGTTCTGAAAATGGACCAAGAGCATTAGGTAATAGAAGTATTTTATACAATCCAACAGACCCAGACGGAAAAGATCACGTTAATAAAGTCAAACGTAGAGAATATTTCCGTCCATTTGCCGGCACAATCTTAGCAGAACACGCACATGAATGGTTTGATATGAAAGGACTAGAAGAAAGTCCGCATATGATGTACGCAATGGATTGTAAAGACGGAGTTGCTGAAAAGATTCCAAGTATTATTCATGTAGACGGTACTTGTAGAATACAAACAGTTACTGAAAAACAAAATAAACATTACTATGACATTATTAATGCGTTTTATAAAGAAACAGGAGTTCCGATTATTTTTAATACTAGTTTTAATCTAGGCGGCGAACCTTTAGTAGAAACACTAGATGATGCTGTACGTACACTGTACAATAGTGAAATGGAGTATTGTTATTTGCCAGAATACGGCAAACTAATTGAAATGCGGAACTAATGAGCATACATTTATTTGGTATACCAGTATATAAAACGTTATTAAAAGAGCATAGTTTAGTTCAAGAAGACTTTAAAGAAATTCTTAACGATGATTCTAATTTTGCTAAAGTACCTACTTGGTATAGTAACGTTGATACTACTTACGGAAATAAAAAAGCTAACGAATTACCATTTAAACGATTTATTAGATCAGCTATCGAAGGATTAAATGAATATTTAGAAGTATTTGACGTAGATGTTTCGTTAGATTACCAAATTGAATGTTGGGTTAATAGATATAAGCCAGGACAGTTCCAAGAAGTTCATAATCATGCTGGCCCTGCTCAGATTAGTTGTGCTTACATGCTTAAGACTCCTCCTAGTAGTGGAAATTTTGTGTTTCATAACAATACATATGACTATTTTCATCAGTCAGGCTTACCTAGTTTGTCATCTAAAGATTTCAAATACAACAATAGAATAACACCTCCTTGTGAAGAAGGAGATATTATATATTTTCCAAGTAACCTTGGACATTATGTATCAGACAACCAAAGTAGTAATACCAGAGCAACTATAAGTGCTAATTTTGTTATAAGAGAGAAACACAATGGATAAAAATGTAATTGATGAGGACGAAGTATTTGCCGTTAATCCTGATTGGTCCATTTCAGTACAAAAATTTAATGATGTTAAAGTAGTTATTGTTGATGACTTTTACAAAGATCCTTGGGCAGTAAGAAAACTAGCATTAGATATCCCTGCCTCGTATAATAAACGTATCAGAGGTGGCAATCCTGCTTTAAGAGTTAATGCGTTTTATGAATTATCTAATTTAGGATGGGCTTTCGATCAATTAATTAGTACATACTTTGATGATGTGTACTATGAGCATCCTTTGGGCTGGGTACAAGAAAGTTTAATGAGAGCTACCTTTATGGTAAATGTAATGCAAACAGACAATCTACCTCCGATTGCTCCACATCAGGATAATCCTAGTAAAATTAATATAGCATCTACAATATATCTTAATACACCTAACGAATGTGCTGGTGGTACAAGTTTTTATACATACAATGATAAAACAACATATGACGAACCTGGAAATAAAACATTAGACGTTGCTGGAAAGCATCCTATAACACAATATATTACAGATAGTATTGGTGATTTTAAAATGATCGGTATGGTTCCGATGATATTTAATAGGATGGTTTTGTATAATCAATCAAAACTACATACAGCATATGTAAAACCAGAAATGTTTACTGGTAATCTTTACAGATTAAACCAACAATTTTTTATATAGGAGAAAATAATGGATGGTAATTTTGACGGAGTTGAAGAATACCCAAATGCTTTTCCGATTGACTGGTGTAAGCAAGTTATAAAACGCTTTGAGGAAATGTCAGCTAATAATTTAACAAATTTACAAAGTAGTACAAAGAATCAAGACGAACGTGTATACATGGACTGGGCAAATCATAATAGTAGGTATCATGCCGACGATGATCTTTGCCATTTCTTTTATAGTACCCTTAATAAAATTTATACAGAGAAGTATCGAGGCAAATACGAAAGTTTAGGTAACGTTTTACAACATTCGCCTAAAGGAATGAGTATACAAAAGACTAAACCGCACCAAGGATATCATGCTTGGCACTGTGAGAATGCAGATTTAAGTTCATCGTCACGTATACTTGCTTATACTGTCTACTTAAACGCTGTTGAAGAAGGCGGCGAAACAGAATTTTTGTATCAAGGTATAAAGTGTAAGCCTGAACCTGGTAAACTTTGTATTTTTCCTACATCTTTTACACATCCACATCGAGGTAATCCTATATATAAAGGAGTTAAGTATATTGTAACTGGATGGTACACATTAGATGAATAAAAGTATGAACATAGCAGTAGTTGGAGGTGGCACAGCAGGATTTGTGTCAGCACTAATTATAAAAGCAACCTTTCCTAAAATGAAAATTGATATGATCCGATCAAGTAAGATTGGAACTATAGGTGTTGGCGAAGGATCTACTGAACATTGGTCAAAGTTTATGGACTATGTAGGTATTACTGCTGGCAAACTTATAAAAGAATGTGATTCTACATTTAAAGCAGGCATTATGTTTGAAGACTGGACTAAAGATCCATATTTACAAAACGTACATGACCCGGTAGTAGCTGATCATATGGGATTTCCTATGGTACTAGCTAAATTGATCGGTGAGAAGGTTCCAGTTGAAGAGTTCGTAGGAACTTATCTCTGGAAAAACGAAACACCGTTTATGAAATTTATTGAGGAACAACCAAACGAAACGGGAGTAGCCCAATATCATTTCAATACACAAAAATTAAATGACTTTCTAACTAATTTTTCAATTAGCAAAGGTATAAACATTATTGACGATGAAATTACAAAAGTAAATGTAACTGATCAGAACGTAATAGAATCAATTGAAGGCGAAAAACAAACATACAACTATGATTTTTATATTGACTGTACAGGATTTAGTCGATTATTAATTAAAGAGCTCGGTGCTGAATGGCAAAGTTATAGTAAGCATCTTAAAATGAAAGAAGCTATTGTATTCCCTACAGAATATACTAATACAATTGATCCTAGAGGCAATGAAATACCAATGTGGACACTAGCAAAGGCTATGGATGCCGGTTGGATGTTTCGTATACCAGTATGGAACAGAAAAGGTAATGGATATATTTTTGACAGTGACTTTATTACTGCCGAACAAGCCCAACGTGAGGTAGAAGCATACCTTGGACACGGAATTGAGGTAGCCAAGCACATTAAATTTGATCCTGGCGCACTTGATAAACCATGGATAGGTAATGTATGTGCTACTGGACTTAGTGCTAGTTTTGTAGAGCCTTTAGAAGCAAGTAGTATTGGTACTACTATACAACAAACATTTTTATTAGTTAAACGTTTAATTAATTATAATAATCAAAGTATAGAAAAATATAACAATGAAGTAAATGATATTACAGACAACATTAGAGACTTTATTGCTTTACATTACATTACACCTAGACGTGATACTCCTTTCTGGAAAGCAGTAGCAGATACTCCTTTACCAGAATCATTAAAACAAAATTTAGAAATGTGGAAGACACGTATTCCTATAGACGATGATATGGCTCCTAACGTATTGTTTAATGAATATAATTTTTCTATCGTTATGTATGCGTTAGGATTGTTTAACACTGATAAAATATTAGAACAATATAATCAAATACCTCCCGAAGCCCAAGAACATGCTGAAAGAAGATGCCAAGAAAAAATTGACTTTGATCAAATAAAATCTATTCCGCATAAAATGATGTTAGGACTTTTGCGGAGTCTAGTATGAGGATATTTGCTTTTGGATGTAGCCTAACACAATATTTTTATCCAACGTGGGCAGACATACTACTATACCAATATAAAAATAAAGGGTATGAAACATCTAACTGGGCAAAAAGTGGCGCAGGTAATATGTATATCAATATGCGTCTATGGGAAGCTAATTCTATACACAAGTTTAATAAAGATGATATAATTTTACTACAATGGTCAAGTATGTTCCGTGAAGACCGATACCATATGGGACACGGTTGGTGGACACCAGGAAACTTTCATCAAAGTCATATGGATGATGGGAAATTTGAACTTAACAATTATCAATATACTAATAAATGGCAATGGGCTGATATGATACATTGTACTATGAGAGATTGTAGTCTTATATCGTCAACTCATAAAGCATTAAAAGCAATTGGATGTAAAGTTGTTACAACTAACTTTCGAGATCCAATTGAAGGTTGGGAAGAACAATCACTTACATTTAATCAAGATAATAAAAAATTAGAATTAGAAGATGTAAGATCAATCCTTGAAATTTATAAAGATGATATAGCAACTAGCGTACCTCCTATACTAAATGCTTTAGGGTTTGGAACAAACGAAGAATTTTTTAATTCTAGACCAAAGAGTGTTCCAAGTAGAAAGCCTGAACATCAGTATATGCTTAATCCGGAAGTACATCCTTTAACACACGAAGCGGCTGAATTTATCGAAACACATATAGAAAAGTTAGATACAAAGACAAAAGAATTTGTAGATAGTTGGAAACAAAAATTAATTAATAATGATCCTATATACCTAGAAGATTTACAATGGGTTAATCCAAATAAGGTAGGATGGTCAGATGATAGATGGAGACCTTAATGAGTACACCGGTAATAGGATTAGATAGAGACGGAACTATAAATGAGGATATTGGTACATATGTAACAAAGCCTGAAGATTTCAAACCTATCGAAGGAAGTTTAGAAGCAGTTAAAATAATTAGAGATAAAGGTTACGATGTAGTAATTTTAACTAATCAAGCAGGCATTATGAAAGGTATTATGGACGCAGTTGATGTAGACCTTGTTCATAATTATATGCTAGAATTATTAGGAAATATTGGATGTAAAAGCATTAACGGATTATATTATTCTACAACTAATTTAAAAGATGACATATATGCTAAACCAAATACAGGAATGTTTAAAAGAGCATCAGCTGAAATTGGTGTAAATTGGAAAAACGGATTGTATGTTGGGGATAAAATTAGTGATCTAAAAGCCGCTGTAAAGGCTAAAGCAAAGCCTGTATTAGTACGTACAGGATACGGGATTGAAACTTCCAAGAAGCTAAACACGTTTTCTAACAAAGATATAAAGAAACAAACGGATATATTTGATAATTTATACCAGTTTGCCCATAGCTTAACAGACTTATCTTAATATACTAACTATCCATATATGTTCTAAACGATAAATACAATATGGAGCATGAATCATGAACAAACTTTTATCTAGTCTCTTTTCCAAGGGTGCGAACAAAACAATATCATTACCAGACAGGTCAAGTTTCAGTTACAAAGGTAACTGGATAGGCATACAGTTTGGAACTATAATGGATGAATTTCATCTAGGTGATTTTAGTAGCGCAATCTACCAGATAACTGTTGAACACGATTCAAACGAAAAAGAAATTATGCAACTTAGTGTAGTTGCTAGACCAGATAGAGCAGTAGCAAGTATTTTTGGCAGATCAAGTATTAACCAGGAGTTAATTAATATTTCAGTAACAGTTGACGAAAGTAGAGTACAGATTAAAGCTGATCCTACAAGCAACGTGTATGCTGGTGCTAAACTAATATTTCATGCTACATATGCTAAAACTATTCATCAACTTACTCCGCCAGCATTTGTCGCGGATGTATCTACAGAAGTGTCAGATGGTATAAATACATTTGATAGTATAGAAACAACGATGGATACTACAACAATAACATTTGATAAGGTGTAAAAATGGCAAAATCAACGATTAATATAGGTGGTGCAGCAAACGACGGAACAGGTGATTCGCTTCGTGGCGCAGGTACAAAACTAAATGCTAATACAGATGAACTGTATAACGCACTAGGTGACGGAACAAGTTTAAAAGATATTATTAACTCAAACATGGAACTTGATGTTCCAAATGATGATTCTAAAGTTAATAAAATAGCATTCCACGTTGCTAGTACTAATGCGTTAAACCAAGTCAGTGCAAGCACTTATCACGGCGCACAGCTACATAATCATCAAACAGGTACAGTACACGTAGCACACGCAGGCGCTTGGCATAAACTGCTTTTAGACGCAAGCGGCGGAGCAATTACAAATTATACTGATCCATTATCTGCTGTTGCTTACACCGGCAACATTAACTCGTTGACAGATGTTGATACGGTATCACAAGCACCTCAAGCTGGTAACGTTTTAAAATGGGACGGAGCAAAATGGGCACCAGGAACTGACTCAACATCAGGTGGCGGCGGAACAGACGCTGACACACTAGACGGATTTGATAGTTCATATTTTACAAATTATAATAACTTAAACAACAAGCCATCTATTCCATCACTACTAACAGATTTAAGTATAGTAGATGGTTCAAGTGGGCAAGTACTAACAGCGGCTGGCGACGGAACATTTAGTTTCGCAACAGTGTCAGCAGGTAGTACACAAAGTTTATTTGAAACATTTACAGCAGACACAGGATCAACAACTGCTAATAGCGCAACTGATACATTAACTGTAGCAGGTGGAACTAATATTTCAACATC